AAATCATACGCATATACACAGAGCACAACGAAGGATCCTGAGGGACTGTCGCCTAATGGTTAAGGCCCACTGCTTATAACGGTGTGACCTGGGTTCAAATCCCAGCAGTCCTACCTTGGAGGATTAGCAATCTGGTGAATGCAGCAAACTCATAATTTGCCTAAGGCGAGTTCGATCCTCGCATCCTCTATTGACAGAACCCTGTCAAACCCTTATAATACTAAGGTCAACACGCAAGACAATGACACTCACTAGCAAGTTCAAGAAAGACATTCAAACCCTCAAGGGCGCTGTAAATGGAGATTTCTTCCTGGATGTGAAGAATCCGAAACTTCTCAAAAAGGTTCGACGCTATTATGAAAACAATGGTGTTGTATTCTCCGGTGATGCTCTCGATGATTATGATATTTTGATGGAGCAAATCGCCGTTGATCTTGAAGCAGTAGAGGCATGAAAGTTATTCTAGAGCGATTTCCATATCGCTATGTTGAGTCTGGCACACTAGAAAATGGTATGCCGGACTATCGCATTCAAAAAGCTCATTACTGGACTAAGCGATACAGTGACATGTATTTGCTTGATAATCAGATGCAACTTCTGACTGCGATTGATGACTTTGAATACACCAAATGGTTAGATCCTGAAGGTGTTCCTTGTTATACAAAAGACTCGGTATGTCGTTAATCTAGCCCTGGTCGGGATCCCCCCTACAGTCACGGATGGACTTTAACAGCACTGGTGGAGTCATTAGACCCTCTAAAAACTAAATAATAAAAGAGTTTATTAATTTATAGAAATGGCAGCAAAAGGAAGCGCAGCAAAGTCTGCAACTGGTGCATCGATGTCAAAATATGACGTGGAAGTCGAAGCAAGACTTAGATCATTGGAAGCCAAAGCACACACTCCATGTGGAGGTGGATCTGCTGAAGAAAGAGTCGCTGCTTTAGAAGCAAAGGTTGATGCCTTAATATCAATCTTGAACACATCTTCTGCGGTTACCGAATATTGTCCTAAGGATGCAAACGGAGAAAGAAAAATTTCTCTTTGATGGTTTCTTGCTTCACCTAAGAGCAAGTGGTGCGGATGGAGGAAACTCCCGTCCTGTTTCTTGCTTCAGGTAAAAGAGCAAGTGGCGTGCATGTAAGTTCCCTCTGAAGACAGGTTGCATAAACCTGTCTTTTTTTGTATAATAAAATTAAAGGTTTATAATAAAATGAAAATTGGTTTTCAATGTAGTTCTTTTGATTTATTTCATGCTGGACATGTCACCATGCTCAAAATGGAAAAAGAATTATGTGATTATCTGAAAGTGGCTTTGCAAGTGGATCCGACTATTGATCGCCCAGGAATTAAAAATAAACCTGTTCAATCAATCTATGAAAGATATGTTCAGTTGCAAGCGTGTAAATACGTAGATGAAATTCTTGTCTATGAAACTGAATTAGATTTGCTCAATTTAGTAAAAACTCAAACATTTCACGTTAGATTTTTGAGTGAAGAATATAAAGATGTTGATGTTACAGGAAAACAATACTGCATTGATAATGGTATAGAAATACATTATCATTTAAGGAGGCATACATATTCTTCTACTGAGATTAGAAATAGGGTTTATGAATTTGAAAAGGAGAAGAGAGATGAGAAACTACATCAAGAAGTCTTGAAGCAGTATTCTCCAGAACTTTTAAAAAAATACAATAATAAGTAAACATTGATGGGTTGCAAAAACCCGTCTTTTTTCGTATAATATATAATATACACAAGTATTGGACTTATGAGTGAATACACGAAGACTGCGCTAGTTCTTGGCGCGGGAGGTTTTATTGGCAGTCACATGGTTAAGAGACTCCGTGAAGATGGATACTGGGTTCGTGGTGTAGATCTTAAGTACCCAGAGTTTTCTTCGACTCAAGCTAATGAATTTATTCAAGGCGATTTGCGTGATGTTGAGTTTGTCCGTCGTGTCATCCAATATAAAGGTGAGCAAGGTAATTTCTATGCCAGTGTTCCCTATCGTTACATCCGCCCTTTCGATGAGATCTATCAGTTTGCTGCTGATATGGGTGGTGCAGGTTTCGTCTTCACTGGTGAGAATGATGCAGATATCATGCACAACTCTGTTACCATTAATTTGAATGTATTGGAAGAGCAGCGTAAACTGAATGAGACTTTTGATGGTGTAGATAAAGAATGGACAGAAGCTAATCGTCCTAAGTTGGATCAACCAACCAAGATCTTTTACTCTGGATCTGCTTGCATGTATCCAGAACACAATCAACTTGATCCTGACAACCCTGACTGCCGTGAAGAATCTGCATATCCTGCGAACCCTGATTCAGAGTACGGCTGGGAAAAACTCTTTAGCGAAAGACTTTACCTTGCTTACAACCGTAATCATGGTATTCCTGTTCGTATTGCTAGGTATCACAACATCTTCGGCCCTGAAGGAACCTGGGACGGAGGAAGAGAAAAGGCACCAGCAGCAATCTGTAGAAAGGTTGCCTACCTTCCCAAGGAGGGCGGAGCAATCGAAGTATGGGGTGACGGTTTGCAAACTCGTTCCTTCCTGTTCATTGACGAATGCATCGAAGCAACAAGAAGATTAATGGATAGTGACTTTATAGGCCCTGTTAATATTGGTTCTGAAGAGATGGTGACTATCAATCAACTAGTAGATACTGCTGCTAGAGTTGCAGAGAAAAAGGTTGCTAAGATCCATATCGATGGCCCTCTAGGTGTGCGTGGTAGAAACTCTAATAATGATTTAATCCGCGAAAAACTTGGATGGGATTATTCACAAACATTGGAAGAAGGTATTAGATATACCTATTATTGGATCAACGCACAAATTGACGACTGAACATGAAAATTTTAAATCTTGGATCAAGTGGGCAAATCGGTGCCTACCTTACAGAATATCTTCGCAAGAAAGGACATGAGGTTATTGAGTATGACAAGAACCTTGGGCCTCAATACAATCTCACAGCAATTCCTAGCACATGGTTAGAGCATTGTGTTAAGGAAGCAGATTTTGTATTCTTTCTTGCATTTGATGTAGGTGGTTCACGATACCTAAAGAAGTATCAGCATACTTTTGATTTCATTAATAACAACACCAGACTGATGGCAAATGTCTTTGGCCTGTTGGAGAAGTACAATAAAAGATTTGTATTCGCATCATCTCAGATGAGCAACATGTCTTATTCTCCTTACGGTGTGATGAAGAGAGTGGGTGAGATGTATACTACATCATTGAAGGGACTGATTGTTAAATTCTGGAATGTGTATGGTATCGAGAAAGACATGGATAAGGCTCATGTCATCACTGACTTCATCAAGAAGGGGTTTGAAGAGGGTGAATTTGAGATGATGACTGATGGTACTGAAGAACGTCAGTTCCTTTATGCTGAGGACTGCTGTGAAGCACTAGAGACTATCATGGAGAACTACACGGACTTCAAATCGGAAGATCCCCTACACATCACTTCCTTTAGAGCAACATCCATTAAGGAAGTTGCACAGATTATTCAGGGATGCTTTAATTTGATTGGCAAGTATGATGTTAAAATCAACCCAGGACTTGCCAAAGATAGTGTGCAGATGGATAAGAGAAATGAGGCAGATTCATACATCCATAGTTGGTGGTTACCCAAAACCTCCATTGATGTGGGTATACGAAAAGTATTTGATGAAATGGCAAAGCAGTATGGATATGAAAAAATTGGAGAGCTTGTAAAATGAAAGTAATCGATGTATTTCCATTTTTTAATGAATTGGATATTTTGGAGATAAGATTGAATGTCTTAGATCCTTATGTTGATTGTTTTATTTTGAGTGAGGCAACTAAAACTTTTTCTGGATTAGAAAAACCTCTCTATTATGAAGAAAACAAAGAAAGATTTGCCAAGTTTAGCCATAAAATCATTCACAACATCGTTGAAGATACAACTTCTCCAGAACTTCATCCATATCAGAGAGATGTTTTTCAAAAAGATAATATTAAAAGTGTTGTCTTAGAAAATTTATCCGATGATGATATTATTATCTGGAGTGATGTTGATGAAGTTCCAAATCCAGAGGCAATTAAAGATATAAGAGATTATTTTGAGCAAGATGCTATCTTTCATTTTGCTCAAGAAAATTGTATGGGATACTTGAATCTTGTAGAAGTTGGTGGTATAATTCGTGCTATGACTCCAGACTGGGATTATGGAGATAGGCCAAGATGGATGGGTACAAAAGTATTTGGCAAATCTATTCTTGAAAAATATACCCTATCTGAACTCCGTAGTATGCAGGAAAAAGAAAAAAATTGTAGAATTTTTCCTGGAGGATGGCATTGGAGTTACGTTGGAAGTGAGGGACTTTCTGTTGAGGATCGAGTGTTGAAGAAGATTGAGTGTGCAGCACACTCAGAATTAAACAATGAACAAATTAAACAGAACGTTGCTAGAGTTAAGGACAACAAAGATCCATTAGGAAGAGATTATGCAGTTTATCAAACTGTTCCTCTTAACGAATCATATCCAAAGTATATTTTGGAAAATAAAGAAAAATTTGTAGGACTAATTAAATGATTGTATCTGAACTTTATAGTGGTTCTGGACTTGGAAACCAACTATGGAATCTAGTTGTCCCTAGAATTGTTGCAGAAAAGAATGGTTATGAGTGGGGAGTAAAGAAATCCAACCCATTCAAGGCATGTGCATTCATGAAAGATTTTGACTTTGGTAAAGAAGTTGTTGGTGGTTCAGGCCCAGAGGGAGGCCCACCAGAGTCTCTCCCTGAGGGAATTGAAAACTATTATAAGGAACGTGATGAACGATATCCACCTTATATGGGTGGAGAAGAAGTGATGTTCTTTGATGATCATCTGTGGAATTCTCTTCCAGACAATACAAAAGTGGATGGATGTTTCCAGAAAATGGGATACATTAAAGAATATCGTGATGATATTATTAAATGGTTGGATTATGACGATAAAATTACTAATTATTCCTCTGATAATATTTGTGTAATTCAGTTTCGTGGAGGAGATTATCTTACTGGGGCGTCTTGGGTTCCTCCCGAATACTATCAAAATGCGGCAAAACATATGTTAGAAAAAAATCCTGACATGAAATTTGTTTGTGTTACTGATGATCCAGAACATGCAAGAAAATTCATTCCTTTTGCTGAAGTTGTTGGATCTGCTGTCATGGATGAGAAGGATCCTTATCAGGGTAGCATTGGATGGTACAAATATCCAGGTGGCCCGATTGGAATCGACTATTCTATCCTCAATACAGCAAAGAATGCGATCATTTCTGCCTCAACATTCGCATTTTGGCCTGTCTGGACTAACAAAGAATGTGATGTTATTGCTCCAAAATATTGGTTTGATTGGAAAAATTCTAATGGTTGGTGGAGGCCTGACGAATCTATCGTTGATGAGTGGTATTGGTTAGATCGTCAAGGTGATTTGATGACAGGAACTGACTGTAAAAAAGAATATGAGATGTACAAAGAAACCAAACAATTTTATAGGAGTAAGTGATGAGTAAAGTTAAAATTTATACATGCACACACAATCGTCCAGACTTTATTCGACTGCAATATGAGGCAATCAAGCGTCATGTTAAGGATGATTTTGAGTTCATTGTGTTCAATAATGAGCGTCCTGGCGGCGATGGTGGTTATGAGGAGTCAAAAATTAGTGAAATTGACAGCATTTGTGAGGAAATTGGTGTAGAATCTATTCGCGTTGAGTTAGTTCCAGAACTAAAACACCTCAATGGCGTCAAAATGTTTGAGGGTGATAGTTACATTAATGGTAACAATGCCTGTGCATATTCATTTACCTGGATATGGAAGAACTATGTTGCAAAGAATGATTGCTTGACTGTGATGATTGATTCGGATATGTTTTTCATCCGAGACATCAATCTGAATGAGGAAATGGGAGACAGTAACTTTGCATATGTCCCATCATACCGCTATTTGGAGCAATATAAGAGTCCAGAAAACCCAGGAAAGCTTGCACTTAAGTACCCTTGGAATGGTATTGTCTTTGTAAAACCTCATGAATTGCCGAATCCTGAGAGTATTAGTTGGGGTTGTGGGTATGTTGAGGGTATTGCTGTCGATGTTGGTGGTGAAGCTCACACGTATCTTGAGAAAAATAAGGAAAAAATCAAAGAAAAGTATATTGATCAATGGGGACTTTTGGTTGATCTTGAAGCGCCTTTTGAAATCAACTACAGTGGTTGTGGACAAATGTTTGCTGACTTTCAGAAGGGAGAAGTGGAAATTAGAGATTATCAAGAATCAAATCTTCGCACTTTTCCACATCAAACTGAGAGAGAAAACTACTGGGAGTACGTTTATAACAACATTATGACTATTATTAAGGTTGCTGAGGAGAATCAGTTCCCTAGGCCAACCTTTGTTGATTTTATTAAGTTTGAAACGGATAACGATCTCCTTCAAGATGCCTTCGTTTTTCACTACAAAAATGCCAGCAACACACTTCCTTGGATGAAAGGAGAAACAGGACTACAGTACAACCACTTTAAAACCCAAGCACTTCAGAATCTTCTGAATAAATTTCAATTCCAAAAAAGAGTCATAGGAGAATAATATGTCAATCAGACACGATCAAATTAAAAAATTAATTGGAGAAAAAGATAAAATTGTAATCTTCGAGATTGGATGTGCAGATGGTAGAGATACCAGAACCTTCCTGAATACGTTTGGAGACAACCTAAAACACTATACGTTTGATCCAGATCCTGTAAATATTAAGGCTTTGAGTGAAATTGGTGCGACAAATTGTCTCGGAGAGTCTAATGATGACATTGTTCGAGATCCTAGAAATATTTTTCACCCATATGCAATGTGTGAAACTGACAAAACCATAACCTTTAATCGTTCTAGAGATATTGGGTATCCTGATAAAGGAGAGGGTGTTGGTAGATACTCTGGTTCTATTCATACTCCTATAGATCAAGCTTCCATGTATCCTGGCATTCTATTTGATCAAACTGTGGAGGCAGAGGGGAGAAGTCTTGACTCTTTCTGTAATGAACATTCAATTAATCATATTGATTTTATCTGGATGGACACTCAGGGTGCTGAAAGAGAGGTTCTTTCGGGTATGAAGGAGTCTCTTGACAATATTGACTGGATTTATACTGAATACTATAATCAAGAAATGTACAAAGATCAGATTTATCTTGATGGTATTATTGAAATGTTGTCTGAAAAGTTTGATCTGATTGCCACTTTCCCATTCTTAGATCAAGATGGTGGTGATGCTTTATTTAAAAACAAAAAGATACCATGATTAGTGTATACGGTTCATCAGGATTTGTGGGTAGTAGATTTTGCAATCTCTACCCCGATTTTGTTTTAAAACAAGGTAGAGAAGAGAGAAAACCTAGATCAAAAGACATTTTATATCTAATTTCGACAGTGGATAATTACAATATTCACTCCAACATAACTCTAGATGTAGAAACGAATCTAAAAGTATTGTGTGAAGTCCTTGATCATTGTAGAGATAATGAGATAACTTTTAATTTTATTAGTTCTTGGTTTGTTTATGGTGAAAGTGATCTTCCAGCAAAGGAAGATTATCACTGCAATCCCACAGGATTCTATTCAATCACTAAAAAGGCTGCTGAAGACTTGTTAATATCTTTCTGCAAAACTTATAATGTCAATTACAGAATTATGAGACTGTGTAATGTTCTTGGTGTTGGTGATGGTAAATTATCTGCAAAGAAGAATGCTTTGACTTATATGATCAATCTTCTAAAAAACAATGAAGATGTCTTTTTATATGATAATGGAACACCAGTCCGTGATGTGATGCATGTAAATGATGTATGTAGAGCAATAAAACTTATATGTGATAAGGGAAATATTAATGAAATTTATAATATTGGAAGTGGACAACCCACTATGATTGGTGATATAATTAGTGAAGCAAAACAATACCTAGGTTCTAGTTCTCTGATAAAATCTAGAGAAGCAGCAGAGTTTCATAAGATTGTTCAAGCAAAAGACTTTTGGCTTGACGATACAAAATTAAAAGAACTTGGATTTACCAAATCAATTACAACACAAGAAATCATTAGAGAGTTATGTACCAACTGATTGATACTTTTATTGAGTCTGCAAAGGAGATGGATGATGACATCTTTCCCTTTATTGCCAATAAAAATTGGGAAGAAGGTAAACCTGTTTATTATTCCGGCCCATATTGGGATGAACTTGAGGCTAGAGAACTTATTCATTCTATCCTGAAGGGTAAGTGGTTGTCTTCTGGTGAAAAAGTTAATAAGTTTGAACATGAGTTTTCTCAAAAGTTTGGATTTAAGCACTCAGTAATGGTTAACTCAGGTTCCTCTGCAAACCTGGTGATGATTGCTGCGTTGAAAAAGTATTTTAACTGGCAAGATGGTGATGAGATTATTGTCTGTGCTTGTGGTTTTGCTACTACAGTTGCCCCTATCGTTCAAGCGGGACTAAAACCAGTATTTGTTGACATTACTTGGGAGGATTTGAACTGGAATCTGTCTCAAGTTGAGAAGGCAATTACTAAAAAGACTAAAGCAGTATTCTCTTCTCCAGTCTTAGGTAATCCCTATGACATGGATGCCCTCTACGACATTCTTGACAGACATAATCTGGAACTTATTGCAGATAATTGCGACAGTCTTGGTAGTAAGTGGAAAGACAAATTCCTTACAGATCGGGCTGTAGCAGCATCTTGTTCATTCTATCCTGCTCACCACCTCTGCACTATTGAGGGCGGTATGGTTTCTTCTAACGTCAAAGCAATTGTTGACTTAGCAAGATCTTTTGCTTGGTGGGGACGAGGGTGCTATTGTGTTGGACAACAAAATCTTTTGTCTAATGGTGTTTGTGGAAGACGATTTGATAAATGGTTAGAAAAGTATCCTGACATCGTGGATCACAAATATGTCTTTGGCAACATGGGTTATAACTTGAAGCCACTGGATATGCAAGGTGCTGTTGGATCTGTTCAGTTACTTAAGTATGAAGAGATTCATGACAAGCGTCGTTCAAATAAAAACAAACTTCATAGGATCCTTGAGGGAGTTCCTGGAGTCCGTGTCATGAGTGAACAGAAAAATGCTGAAACAAGTTGGTTTGGAGTTCCTGTTCTTTGTGGCAGTAAAGATCTCAAACACTCTCTTGTAAAACATTTTGAAGACAATAAGATTCAAACTAGAAATTATTTTGCAGGAAATATTCTTCTTCATCCTGGATATTCACATCTTGATGATGCGAATAAATATCCAAACGCGAACCAAGTATTGGATTTAGTCTTCTTCCTTGGTTGTTCGCCTACTATCAATGATAGTATGATTGATTATATTGAAAAAATCACGAATAAATTTATCAATGCTTGATTTATCTAGAGTAACTCTTATTGCCATAGACAACACTTCCAGAGTTCATAATACTATTAGAGCCATTCATACATGTATTGAGCAAGCAAACTTTGGATCTATAAAACTAATAACCTCTAAGGAATTAAAGGATCAATG